AGTTCAACCTGATAAAACAGCCCCACAAGGGTAAGTTTGAGGCCACCTTCGGGTGGCCTTTTTGTTGTCATAAAGTTAAACTACAGTCAGATTGCAGCCGCTGTGGTTGCACAAACATAGGGGCATATCATGAAATTTGAAATGGAATTTGGTTACTTTGGTAACAACAAGCTGTCTATTGAGACTAACGACTTTGACATGATTCAGATTTTTCAAGAGTTCGTGCAATTTCAAGAAAATTACGGTTGGGCTGTTGAGTACGTAGCCGCACCTGACGATGACGAGTTTGATGACGAAGACGACACTGAAGAAGAGATTGACGGTGACATTGCAGATGCCGCTGAAGAAGCTGCTGACAACAAGTGATACTAGGGGGCTTCGGCCCCCTTCTTCTTTTTGGCTTTCTTAGCTATACGCTCGTCGTGATGGTGTATGCGGTGGCAGTTGGCACAGAGCACAATGCATTTTTTAACTTCTTCCATAGCCCGCTTAAATGCCCTGTTTTTCAGCAGTTTGTTGACTGAGGCTTCTTTTGTGGTGCTGTCTACATGGTGGAAGTCAAAAGTGGCCGGGTGGTTTTGCCCGCACTTTATGCAAGCTAATGTAGCTTTAAAGCTACGCCACTGATCTTTGTACGCCTTGGCCGAGGCCTTACTTGCAGCAATTACAGTTGCTTTATTTTTTTCATAGTACGTGTTTGCGTACGTCTTTTGTTTAGTTTGCTTAACTTTTGGGTCTTTATACGGCATGTTTGATCCGATACCGCCAGTACAACGCCGTTTTGAAACCCCAAGGTTTAGATGGCTCAAACATTTTGAAACCTATAGCTATCAAACTGTTAGCGGATGCGGGGTTTTGGTGGGTGTCCGTAATAACCCAATTCATACCTAGTCTCTTGGCCACTTTAAGACGCTGTCGGATAAGCCGCTTCTGGAGTCCCTGTCCTTGATGAGTTGGTACAACGCCTGCGCGACATAGGTACATAGTGTCAGACCAACGAGTAGAGGGGACAATACCACCAAAGCCAACGGCTTCACCATCTTGCGAGTAAACAACATGCCAGTATCCTTGTGTGATTGGGTAAATTTTGTCGTGGGGAAGACATGCTTTTTGAAGCAATGCCAACAACTGCACCACCTCTGGCTGACGGGTATCAACAGGGACGACACGGTATTTCATGCTCGTATGATGCCAACAAATTGTGACAAGAAAAATAAGTGTTGCACACTTAAAAATACCGTGATATAAACACAGTAATCCGGGCTATCCGGTGCATCAAACAGTCCCGGCTGACGACATACAGATTGATGCGCCTAACTTGTATGTAAGGAAAAATCATGGCAAATACCACGTTTAACGGCCCAGTCCGTTCCGAAAATGGCTTTCAATCCATCACCATCAGCCCAACCACTGGCGCAGTTACAGTTGACGCTACGTTTGGCACAGCTACTAGCGTGACTACTTTGGCCGCTACAACTGTAACGGCCACCAATTTGACGGCTACCAATCTGGTCTTCACAGATCAAAACCATCCCACAACCGCCGCCATTAACGCAACGGCTACAGCCACCGCAGCACAAGTTGCTACAGGTTACATCACAGTAACTTCAGCCGCGGCTGTAACTATTACCTTGCCTACTGGCACAGACCTTGGCACTGCTATTAGCGCTACCAAAGGTACTGTGTTGGATTTGTACATTGACAACACTGCAAGCACAGTCTCAGGCGTTGTGACTATTGCTGTAGCTACAAACGGTATTTTGTCTGCCGCCGCTGCCGCTGGCTCTGGTGCTGGTGCAGGTCTGTTGACAGTCCCTATTGGCGTGACCGGCATTGGTTGCTTCCGCATCATGTTCTCTAGCGCTACTGCATACGTGTTCTCTCGTATCGCTTAATCAACCCAAGGGGCTTCGGCCCCTTTTTTAAGGAGATTAATTATGATGCAGACAGACGTAAAAGCCGGGCACCTTGATGCAAGTGGTGTTATTTTTGCTGGCCCAACACGGGTTAAAGGTTTTTCTATATCCCCCGGCGGTGTAGCCGGAGAAATTGAGTTTTACGATAATGCCACTACAAACTCTGGCACAATTCGTTTAACACTTAATATTTCAGTAAACCAAGCGCTTGATTCGCTGGCAATCCCGGGGGAAGGCATCAAGTTCTACAACGGCGTTTATGTTTCAATGCCAGCTAGCGCACACGTGACCGTTTATTATGGCTAAGAGCCCAGCATGGCAACGCAAAGAGGGGAAGTCCGAAAAGGGTGGCTTGAACGCCAAGGGGCGAGCCTCCGCCAAAGCGCAAGGCATGAACTTGAAACGTCCCCAGCCGGAAGGCGGCTCACGGCGCGACTCCTTCTGTGCAAGGATGAGTGGCATGAAAAAGAAACTGACCAGTGCAAAGACAGCAAACGATCCGAACTCACGCATCAATAAGTCTTTGAGGGCGTGGAACTGTAAGGATGGCGGCTATGTAACCGAGGCTGATGGTTGCGCTACAAAGGGCAAAACAAAGGGGCGAATAGTATGAGCACTAACTCAGACACAGTCAAAAGCACGCTGGATATTGTTTCGGTGTTTGCAACCGTAGGATCGTTTTTGGAAATGTTTACCCCTGTATTTGGTCTTATTGGTGCAGTCTGGACAGTGATGCGGATCACTGAAATGATTGCGGGTAAACCGTTTGCTGAGTTGATTCGCAGGAAAAAAGATGCCGTCAACGAGTAAGAAGCAACACAATTTCATGGCTGCGGTGGCTAACAACCCATCGTTTGCTAAGAAAGTAGGCGTTCCACAATCTGTGGGCAAAGATTTTACAACTGCGGACAAGGGCCGCAAATTTTCAAAAGGTGGTGATACTATGGCTTCCAAAATGAACGCAGGCATGATGGCAATCATGGCTAAGAAAAAGGGCACAACTAAAATGGCCGGTGGCGGTATGCCCATGAAAGACGGTAAACCCGCTTTTCTCAATGATGGCAAAGGCATGAAAAATGGTGGCATGGCAATGGGCAAGGTTAAAACAGCCGCCCCTAGCAAAGACGGTATTGCTGAAAAAGGCAAAACCAAAGGCACCATGATTGCCATGAAAGCTGGCGGCATGAAGAAGATGAAGTACGGCGGCAAAGCCTGCTAAGAAGTCATCATGGCGACCGTAAAACCAACTGCTAAAGTAGTTAAGTCTTTAAAGAAGGCTGGGTTTTACGGCGCAAGTGAACCCAAACGGCTAGCTATTATTAACAAAGTTACAACCAAACCCCAGCGGATAAAGATGGTTGACAAATTGTTTTTAGCCAAGAAAGTTAAAGGCGGTACAAAATGATGGCCAGCCGCGGTATGGGGGACATCGCCCCCTCTAAGATGCCCAAGGGCGCTAAGAAAGCCCGGCGGGACGACACTGACTTCACCCAGTACAAAGAGGGTGGAAAAGTAAAATCCAAGGTGAATGAGGCTGGCAATTACACCAAGCCCGGTTTACGTAAACGGATTTTTAACAGCGTAAAAGCTGCGGCAATTGTTGGTACTGGCGCAGGTCAGTGGTCAGCCCGTAAAGCGCAGGTCATGGCTAAACGGTATAAAGCCGCAGGTGGTGGCTATAAATGACATGGTCAAAAAAGTACAAAGCGTCGATTGATTGCGACAACCCCAAGGGGTTTTCACAGAAGGCGCATTGTGCTGGGAAGAAGAAAATGGCAGGTGGTGGATTAGCTAAACCGCAGCAGTCTTTGAAAGATTGGGGCGACCAGAAATGGAGAACCAAAAGTGGTAAAAAATCTTCTGACACAGGTGAAAGATACCTTCCTTCTGCTGCGATTAAAAGTCTCAGTCCAAGTGAGTATGCTGCGACAACGCGTGCGAAACGTGCTGGCAAAAAAGCCGGAAAACAATTCGTAGCGCAACCAAAGACTATTGCAAAGAAAACGGCAGGATTTAGATGACCACTTCTGGAACCACAGCGTTTAATCTTGACCTCAATGAGTTGGTCGAGGAAGCATTTGAACGTGCCGGTTCGGAGTTGCGTACGGGCTACGATTTACGTACAGCACGTCGTTCATTGAATTTGATGTTTGCTGATTGGGCAAACCGTGGTGTCAACATGTGGACGTTTGAGCAGGGGACAATTAACCTGACTCCGGGTCTGAACAACTACGCACTACCCGTAGATACAGTGGATCTACTTGAGCATGTCATTCGTACGGGCGCGGGGAACGTATCTACGCAGGCTGACTTGACAATTACGCGTATCAGTGTTTCTACCTATGCCACGATTCCCAACAAACTGCAACAAGCCCGTCCTATTCAAGTGTGGTATCAGCGTTTGGACGGCCAGACTTCTTCGATTGGCACCACGCTTAACGGCGGAATCACAGCCACGGCTACCACAATTACGTTGACTTCCACTGCTGGACTTCCAGCTACTGGGTTCTTGTTGATTGAGAACGAGACTATTCAGTACGGCTACATTTCCGGCAACGTGCTCAACAACTGCTTCCGTGGGCAGAACGGCACAACTGCCGCAGCACATTTAACTGGCGTGTCTGTGTACACGCAGAATTTACCCTCTATAACCGTTTGGCCTACCCCAGACAATAGTGCAACGTATCAGTTTGTGTACTGGCGCATGCGCCGTATTGATGATGCTGGCGGCGGTGTACGCACGATGGATGTACCTTTCCGCTTCCTGCCCTGTATGGTGGCGGGTTTGGCTTATTACTTGGCGCTTAAGATTGAAGGTGGCGCTGAGCGCTTGCCTGTCTTGAAACAACAGTACGATGAAGCTTGGCAGTTGGCTTCTGATGAAGATCGTGAAAAGGCGTCGGTTCGTTTTGTTCCGAGGCAAATGTTTATTGGTAGCGGTACGTAAATGGGCAATCGGTTTGCTTCTGGTAAGAACAGTATCGCCATGTGCGATAGGTGTGGCCAACAGTTCAAATTGACGGCACTGCGTAAAGAGATACAGAAGACAAAGATTTATAATCTGCTTGTTTGTAATGTGTGTTTTGATCCCGATCAACCGCAGTTGTTGTTGGGTATGTACCCAGTGGATGATCCGCAGGCTGTGCGTAATCCGCGCAAGGACACAACCTACGTCACGGCAGGCGTAAACGCTGGTGGCAGTTTGACTGGTGGTTCGCGGGATGTTCAGTGGGGATGGAACCCTGTTGGTGGGTCGAGTAATTTTGATGTCGCTTTGACGCCAAACTATCTTGTGGCTACTGCTTTTGTTGGTACAGTTACAGTGAGCGTTTCATGAAGAACAAGTCAGAAGCTTTACTTGCGGGGGATAAAAAATATCAAGGTGTGCCGTGTAAAAACGGGCATTCTGGGATACGTTTTGTAGTCAATGCTGACTGTATTGAGTGCGCAATGAACAGGCAACGTACAACAAGTAGAAAAGAGTACTTGGTAAATTACCGTAAAAACAGTGAAAAACTTAGAACGTACCAAGTAACATATCAAAAAATGTATGAGCAGACCGAAAAAGTTAGAAAAATGCGTGCGCAATACCGTAAAGACCATTCCGCACAATGGACTGCAAAAACAAGAAGATACCAAGCAGCTAAAGAAAACAGAACCCCAGAGTGGCTGACGCTTGAAGACAATTGGATGTTTGAAGAAATTTACGCGTTGGCGGCGTTACGTACCAAAATTTTTGGTTTTCAATGGCATGTTGACCATGTAGTTCCCTTGCAAGGTAAACTTGTGTCAGGATTACATACCCCGTACAATTTGCAGGTAATACCTGCGTCAAAAAATTTAAGTAAGTCGAATCAATTTACCGTTACATAGGAGTCTAATATGGACAAGAAAGATTTAGCCCAAGACAAGAAGATGATTAAGTCTGCTGTCGGCAAGCACGAGAAAAACATGCACCCCGGCAAAAAGCCTACAAAGCTTGCCAAGGGCGGTAAGACCAATGAGATGATGCTCAAGTATGGTCGTGGCATGGCTAAAGTAGCTAATCAACGCGGAGACTAATCATGGCCAAGATTAACAATCTACCTGCTTCTGCATACGCTAAGCCACACACAATGGATGGCAGACCTGTAGGCATATCCGAGAACCCCGGCATCCCCCCAAACCGCAGTAAAGCTGACACCGTTAATATGTCTATTGGCAATATCAGCAAAGCGGCTGGTAACGAAACCACTAAGACATCCGGTATCGTCACCCGTGGTAACGGCGCGGCGACCAAGGGAACTATGGCTCGGGGGCCGATGGCATGAATTACGCCGCACTCAGCGCTGCTATTCAGGCGTACACGGAGAACACGGAAACAGATTTCGTGGCTAATATCCCCGTGTTCGTTCAGCAGGCTGAGCAGCGCATATTCAACTCGGTACAGTTTCCGTCGCTTCGCCAGAATGTGACAGGCGCAACCACAACGAACAACAAGTACTTGCAATGCCCGTTGGATTTTTTAGCGGTGTATTCATTGGCTATTATTAACGCCAGCGGTGAGTACGAGTACTTGTTAAACAAAGACGTTAACTTTATTCGGCAAGCATACCCACAGCCTACAGACACTGGGATTCCTAGGTACTATGCTTTGTTTGGCCCACGTTCAGACAACGCAGCCGAGTTGACTTTTATTCTTGGCCCAACACCCGACGCCGCATACGGGGCTGAGCTGCATTATTTCTTCTATCCACCTTCAATTGTTCAATCTCCTGTAGCCAGTCTTGGTGCAATTACAGGGGGCAGTGCTTACACTAACGGCACCTACTTAAACGTGCCTCTAACTGGGGGCGCAGGTTCAGGCGCAGTTGCAAACATTGTGGTTTCTGGCGGTGCAGTGACTGCGGTTACTTTAACGCAGGGTGGTACAGGTTACGTTGTTGGAAACACATTAAGCGCAGCAGCTTCCACAATTGGCGGTACAGGTTCTGGTTTTTCCGTCCCTGTTGCTTCTGTAACTAACGCAGGCGGTACGTCTTGGCTAGGTGATAACTTTGACCCCGTGCTTTTGTACGCATCTTTGGTTGAGGCTTACACCTACATGAAGGGTGAAACCGACATGATGCAGTTGTACAACCAGAAGTTTATGGAAGCTCTTGCGTTGGCCAAGCGTTTGGGTGATGGTATGGAGCGTCAAGACGCTTACCGTTCTGGTCAGTTCCGTCAGAAGGTGACTTGATATGTCAATTATCCAGACCCAAACCACCAGTTTTAAGGCGCAGTTGTATCAAGGTATTCATGACTTGACGACTGACGTTATTAGAATTGCCCTGTACACAGCCAGTGCGGATTTAAATGAAGACACAACTGTATACAATTCAACCAATGAAGTACCTAACACAGGCACTTACTTTGCTGGCGGGGCACAGTTAACACCCATCACAGTCAGCACCTCTGGATACACAGCTTTTGTGGGATTCCCAAACATCTCATGGACTGGGGCAATCACCGCAAGATGTGCGTTGATTTACAACTCTACCCAAGGTAACAAGTCGATAGCTGTGTTGGACTTCGGTTCTGACAAAACATCCACCGTTACATTTACAATTACCATGCCAGCAAACACCGCTACGGCGGCTCTTATCAGGAGTTCAAATTGATTGTTACAACAACCAAAGGTGACATGGACGAATCACTGCTTGAAAAGCGTGAAGGAACCATCGATAATGACAACGAAACCACCACATGGGTGGAGTATTGGTTGGACGGCGAATTAGTACATCGTTCTGCTCATGTGGCTTTGAAAAAATCCATGTTGGCGGGTCTTGAAGCAGCATCACTAGGATAAATCATGGCGAATACTCAAAGTATGTGTACCTCTTTCATGGGAGAGTTACTAAACGGCGGTCATCAATTTGGCACTATTACGTTGACCAGCAGGGGTAGCTTAACCGCACCCACAAAAGATACGTTTAAGGCGGCTTTGTATTTGGTGGGCGCTACTGTTAACGCATCAACCACTGCTTACAGCGCAAGCAATGAAGTATCGTCAGCAAACTATTCGGCTGGTGGTGTGGCAATTACCAATGCCAATGTGCCTGTAGCTACCAATGCTTCAGCTACCGCAGGGGTGGCTTATTGGACTCCTTCGGCAAGTATTGTCTACGGGGCCACTGCAACACCTGTGACCTTTGCTGCTTTTGATGCGGTGTTGATTTACAACTCTACACAGGGCAACACAGCGGTTAGCGTTCACACATTCAGCAGCCAGACCATTACGTCTGGGGTGTTTACGTTAACAATGCCGACAAGTTCAACGACAACTGCGTTATTGCGTTTGTCTACAACTTGATGTCATGTCTCTTGGATGGGGCGATGGTACATGGGGTAGTAGTGTCTGGGGCGGCGGTGAACTTGCCATCACGGGCGTTGAAGCAACGGGCGAAGTTGGGTTAGTAAAGGTAAGTGTTGAGGTAGCTCTCTCAGGTGTAACGGCATCTGGGTTGGTTGGGACGGTTGTAGCAAGCACTGAGACAGCTATCACAGGCGTAGCGGCAACGGGAGCCGTAGGGTCAGTAGGTATTGAAAAAGCAATAGCCCTGACAGGTGTTCAAGCAACCGGTGCGGTAGGATCAGTAGTAGGCAGTACAGCGATAGCTCTGACGGGTGTGTCGGCAACGGGTGATGTAGGAACGGTAGCACCATCGTACATTATTGTTGAGGATGGGACTTTTGCCAGCGGGTTTGTTGGGACGGTGGTTCCAGCGTTCTCCGTAGCTTTGACAGGTGTGGTATCGGCGGGTGCGGTTGGAACACTGGGTGTTTTGCATTCTCCGGCTTTGACAGGTGTAGCTGCAACAGGCGCAGTGGGGTCGGTAGGAATTAACAAGTCAATAGCCTTAACGGGCGTATCGGCAACTGGGGCGGTTAACGCATTTTCACAGGCGTTTGGATGGAGTGTTATAGATGACACGCAGACCGCAAACTGGCAGAATATCGGTAACACGCAAACCGCAAGTTGGCAGAATATTGGTAACACACAGACAGCAGCTTGGGCTGATGTTTCAACGAATTAGGAGTTAAAAATGGCAAGTACATGGTCAGCACTTAAAATAGAATTGCTTGAAACGGGGGCAAACTCAGGCACATGGGGAACGGCTACCAACGTAAATCTGGGTGATGCTGTATTGGGAGAGGCTATTACGGGTCAAGCTACCGTAGATTTCCCATCAGATGCAGATGTAACAATTACATTAACAGACTCTGCAACAACCCAAGCGGCCAGAAATCTGCGCTTAAACATCACAGAAAGCTCCACGGGCATAGGTTCTGTGCGTAACTTGATACTGGGTTCTGGTTGCCAGATTGAGAAGTTTTACCTCATTAATAATACCGGCACAGGCGCTAAAACAATTAAGAACACTTCAGGCACAGGCATCTCTGTTCCTGCGGGCAAGGCCACGTTGGTTTACAACAACGGCACAAACGTTGTTGATGCGGCTTCGTACTTCACTTCTTTGTCGGTTGGTTCTACGTTGACTGTTACTGATGGAGCCACTATTCAAGGTCTAACAGTAGGCCGTGGTGCGGGTGCTGTGGCTACCAATACTGCGGTGGGTGCTAGTGCTTTGGCGGCAAATACAACAGGCGCAAATAATACGGGTCTAGGAAATAGTGCTCTTATTAGTAATACCACAGGAAATAGAAATTCATCAGTTGGAAGAAGCGCATTAGGTTCTGCTACAACTGGAAGTGATAATTCAGCATTAGGATATTTTGCACTTCAATCTACATCAACTGGCGCAAACAACACGGCAGTTGGAGTAAGCGCACTTCAAGAAAACACCACAGCATCTAACAGCACTGCGGTTGGTTATCAGGCGGCCTATAGTCTAAATGGCACATTTGGATTTACAACTGCAATAGGACATCAATCACTATATTCGCAAACATCTGGATATAGCAATACTGCCGTTGGGTATCAATCTGGCTACTTAATGACTTCTGGAATTCAAAATTCTATGGTTGGCATTGAATCATTAAAAAGCAATACCACTGGTAATGGTAATTCTGCTTTTGGAACGTATGCGCTTAACGCCAACACCACAGCATCTTTCAATGCGGCACTGGGTATGGAGGCTCTTTACCTCAACACCACAGGTGCTAATAATGTATCAGTTGGGTATCAGGCTTTAAGAGCAAACACCACAGCAAATAACTTAACTGCCGTAGGTTATCAAGCTGGATACAGTAATACAACAGGTGCTAACAATACATTTATAGGTTTGCAAGCAGGATACCCAAACACAACTGGTACAGAAAATGTCTCTGTTGGAAGAAACTCATCAGGAAGTAATTCAACTGGAAATTACAATGTTGCAATGGGTAGTCAAGCTTTAGCCTATAACACAGCATCTAACAACACTGCTGTAGGTTATCAGGCGGCTTATACAAACCAGACTGGATACCAAACAGTTGCAGTTGGATATCAAGCACTTCTTACAACTACTGTAGAACGCAATGTAGCAGTTGGTGCGTTTGCAATGAAATTAACTACCACAGGAAATGTAAATACTGCGGTTGGTGATAGTGCGTTAAGAGATAACACAACAGGTGCGGCAAATGTGGTGTTAGGAACTGCCGCAATGCAGTCAAATACCACTGCATCTAACAATACCGCCATTGGATATACAGCAATGTTGTCAAATACAACAGGCGCAAACAATGTTGCAGTAGGCAAAGAAGCCTTAGTTAGCAACACCACAGCAACCAACAATACGGCTGTTGGATACCAAGCGGGGTATACAAATGTTTTTTCAGGCTATAACGTATTTCTTGGTCAGCAAGCGGGTTATACACATAATTTAGCTTCAATTGGAAATGGCTTAAATACTTATGTAGGAAATGCCTCAGGATATTCTGCAACAACTGGAACATTAAATTCGTTTTTGGGCAGTGGCTCTGGTTACTACATAACTACAGGCGCAAAGAACACAATCATTGGAGGCTACTCAGGCAACCAAGGTAGCCTAGACATTCGCACAGCAAGCAACTACATCGTGCTGTCTGATGGGGATGGAACTCCACGGGGTTTCTTTGATAACAATGGTAAGTTCACTATTGGCGCAACGGCCTCTTCTTCAGATCGTTTGGTCATCAATGGCCCAGTAAAGTTTGGTCAAGCAGGAGACACCAACGTATATGTTGATTTTGCAGGCGCTACTAATTACTTGGGTGGCAGCGGAACAATTCGCTTTACTGTTAATACTGGCGGTGTGCAGTTAACTTCAGGCGCAACCTCTTGGGCTGCTATTTCTGACGAGCGTTTAAAAGACATCATTGAACCTATCACAGATGCAATGGCTAAGGTCAGTACGCTTCGCACAGTCATGGGTAAGTACAAGAAAGATGCAGAAGGTACACGCCGCCCATTCCTGATTGCCCAAGATGTGATTGCTGTTTTGCCCGAAGCGGTTGACTCGGTAGCTGACACACGCGAAGGCGATGAAACTGAGTATATGTCTCTGCGTTATACCGATACCATCCCGCTTTTGATAGCCGCAATCAAAGAACTCAAAGCAGAGTTTGACGCTTACAAATTAACCCACCCTTAAAAGGAAAATCATGACTATTGAATCCCAAACCCCAACCGCAGAGCAAATTGCCAAGCACTACAGCGCAGCAATGGACAGCGTAAACCTTATCAACGGCGGCAAGCCCGAAGGCATGACTGCTGAAGAATGGACTGACTGCGTTGCTCGTAACAAAGAGCACCTCAAGATCATGTTAGCAAAAGACTTCTGGACAACTGAGAACCTGACACCATTGCAGCAGGCCGCAGCATGAACATCCAGTTAGACATCAACGAAGTCAACTTTATCTTGCAGACCCTTGGCGAGTTGCCCAGTAAGACGGGTGTTTGGCCTCTGATTCTCAAGATCAAAGAGCAAGCTGAAGCACAGGTTCCCAAAGAGCCTGTACCGGAGTAAGCCATGTGGGACTGGGCCGAAGCATTCATTGCGGCGGCCTGTCTTGTGGCCTTCGTCATTTATGGTACGTACATAATTGCATGGAGTATGGTGTGATAAATGCGTTGGCTCATTCTGTTACTGCTGTTGGGGCTAGTTGGAGCCGTAGCCAAGAATGGCTGCCATGTGCGCGAGTTCTATGGAATTGGCTACACAATTCACAACCCATCCGAGCGCCATCAACAAATGGTTGCATGGTTAAAGAACAATGCACAGTATTGCAAACCAGAAGACTATGTAGTGATCTGGAACAACCTGCCTATGTGGGCGGGTACGGCGGATTCGGCAGAAGCCCGGTCTTTAATTTTGCGTGGATATGAAGAAGCGATTAAACGTGAAAAGAAATGATTCAGCTTCGCAAATGGTTTCCGTTTGTGTTCCCCTCTCCATACGATGTTCGGGCAATAGCTTCGGAGCGTAGGGCG